TAACTCTCTATAAGCCACCCCACCAATTGTACCTTGTGAAACACTTGAGTTAAGATAGTAACTAACCGAACTTCCTCCACCACTTGATGTAGGGAAATCCGCTAACGTACCATCTCCTCGTACATATTGAGAAGCAGCACCATCTAAAGCGGTTATTACCCCACTATTAGCCACTACTGGACCTTGTATATCCCTAATCTTAGCTTCGCCTGTTACTTGTAATTGTGAACTCATTTATATATAAATTTTAACTATTATTTTGCAATTATTCTAACAAACTCATCTGCTTCTAAAGCTCTGCCAAAGGTAACAACTCCTGTCGAAGCGTTAAATGTAACATTATCGCCTGTAGGAGCACCTGATGTTTGAATTGTTCTAACTTCCATACCACCTCTTGTAACAGACAAGCATATACCACCGATTGCCCCTGCAAATGTTACGGTAGTTTCGCCACCAGTAGCAGTATATTGATACATAATCACATTTGATGTTTCTATTACCACTCCACCTGGAGTAACTTGAGTGCCTGTTATATTATAAGCACCAGAGCCTTGTAGTGACACGCTATATGTTGAGGCTGCCTCTACCCCTGCACTTAAACTAAGTGAGCTTAAATTGGCTGTACCTGTGAATATAGAGTATCCTAGAGTTCCGCTACCATCACCATTATCATTGTCTACTTGGAACTTAATCAAAATAGGTTCTCTAGTTAACTGAAGGTTAGCTAAGAATAGGTAAGAATAATCGCTTAAAGCAACAAAACCATCAGCATTGATAGTCCATGATGCTACGTCATTTTTAAACTCTTTAAACCATGCAGAACTTTGAGATGTTACTTCCTTCTGATCTACTGAAACCTCAAAAGAGCAGTTTGTAGCTGCCCCAAATGGAACGCCTACTGAGATATTAGTTGTTGTTATGCCAGGATTAGTTGACTGTGTGTATAAAGTAATGGCATTAGTTGTAGTACCTAAGTAGTTTACTTCTATAATAATTCTATCTGTGTTTAATAAAGGTGTTGCAGTAACAGTCATATTAGTATTATATAAAGTCTTACTAAGAGATATTAATGTTGTTTCAGCAGAAGTTGCTAACAAGGTAGCCGTTGAACCAGCATATTTGTATAGCTTATATTGTACTTTAGCACCTGCAAAGGCAGTGGCTATAGAGTAATAAGCCGCTATAGTCCATGTACCAGCAGTGATTTCAGTAATATTTGGGTCACTAGCATCTGTTATAAAAGAAGCTATTACACCTGCTCCTGTTTTGTTAAAGTTAGTAGAACTATCAACTAACTGAGTAGTGCTTAATTCTTTACAAGCAAAACCATTTACAGTTACTCCTTGATTTATTGAACCATTAAAATAGTATTGCTTATTTGTATCGTATTTATATAATACTATGTTAGTTCCATTAATTACTGATGCCATTATTTATATTTTATATTATCCATAAGTTTCTAAAATCTCTCCTGCTCCACTAATTCTGTAAGCTTGGAAGTAAGTGTCTGTTACCAATACCTTCCACCATATATTAGCACCATTAAATCCTACATTTAACAAGTCATTTGTATAGAAGAAGTCACCAACACTTGGCACTCCTATATCTTCAAGATATATCAAATTGCTGGTTAAAGGAGCTGCATAAGCTAATTCCTTAGTTAAATAACCATTTGACCTAAAGTGACCAAACCCTGTTTCAGCAGACGATAATTTATTGCTATCATATATCGTAGTCATTGTTGTAGATACATTATTAGGGTTCACCTCTAGTAAAGTAGCTGCTATAACATCATTAGGTAAGTCTATAGTAGAATTGCCTATTATATATCTTTTGTCGTTAACACTAATTTGTGCAGGGTCAGTATCTACAGCCCTAATAGGCATAGCACCACTAAATCTACCTTCTGCTGTTTGCATACCCATAAATGCAGCGTCAAGATTTATTATGTTCTTGTTTAAGCAGTTTGAGTATTGTTTTACAACTAACTCACTTAAGCTTCTATATATATCTGTAGGGTATTCCTGTCTGTACCAATTCTTTAAGTTTAAACCAGCAGAATCACTTAAAAATCCCTTGTAGCTATACTTGCCATCATTTATGTCATTAAAGCCCATTGGTAGGTCTATTTCAAGGACATATTCATTATTGTTAGTAATATAGCTTTCTGTTGTTAGGCTGATAAAGGTGGACTGTAAATCAATTTTAAAATTACTTACATCTGCACCTGCAATGGTAGATTTCCAATAAGGAGCTGAATTGTCACATAAAATAAGCTCTACTACAAGTTGACCAGTTACAGGGCAAACAGGAGTTGTTACGTTTACATTAGCTTTTGGATCAGCAGGATTAAATGCCTCAAAATAATAGTGATCTCCTGTGTTAACTGCTTCTTTCCATGCTTTATTATTATCTAAGAAATAAGAAGGACCTGTTGCAGGGTTAACTTGTACTTTTAATATAAACAATGCATCTGGACCACCAGCAGGTGTTCCTAATCCTACAATATCAAATGATATATTAAAAGTATCACTTGAGTTAAGATTTGGTAAATTATTAGGGGATACAGAAACGTAAAAAGGGTTAACTGTTAAATCATGGCTTAAAATAAAAGAATTATACTTTCTTTCAGGATAAGGCTTTACATAATTAGTACCACCATTTCTTACTTGTGTCCATCCAAAAGCATTGCTTACTGTTGGTGAAACATATTCATATATCTTTAAATCCCAGTTTGTAGCATAGTTAGTAGGGTTTTCAATAGTCTTGTTAAATCTAATCTTGTTATAGCCTTTTCTAATTAATTTAAATTGGCTATTATCTACAAAGTATAATCCAGTATCATTTCCTGAATATCCTTCAATTATACCTTTTACATCAAATACGTCATTACCACTTACTGTCCCATCACTATTATAGATAGTAACATAATAAGACTCTTGTGCAAACTGAGTTAAAGATACTATATGCCAATTACCATTAGCCTGAAACAATCTTGCCCCAAAGCTTTTAGTTATCATTGTTAAAATTTCTAAACAGTTTAGTGTTTCTTGTTTGTCATTAACTATTGTAGCATAATTTATATATGTTTGGTCTAATGGATCAGCATTTAAATTGCCTGTTCTATTAGTCATCCCTTCGGCATAAAAACTTATACCACTTATGATATCATAATCTAATGGGTATTCTAACTCTAATAAACAATCCTTTATAAAGGTCATTGCTTTTTGCACTTGTGTCAAGTATATAGTGTTAGGTAAGTCGTATTTAATTCTTTCTAACATACCCAACCCATCTATAGCACTAAAAGACAGTTCTTTTCTACCTGTATTAAATGAAAATTGTACATCATCACTTATAGACCATCCTTGAAAATCTGTAACACCGCCTGATACAACCTTAACAAAATACTTTCTGTCATTTAGAGTTGTAAAGTTTGGCATATTTTCTATATCATCAGTAACGTCAATAGACACATTTAATTGACTTACATAAATAGGCTCAAACGTATCATCACTATTAGGTATATATTCTAATTGTAATCCTGTAGCTTGATATTCTATAGTGCTGCCAACATATCCATCTTCGTAAAGATAAACTGTACTACTAACATTACTTTTACTAGCTGTATTTATTATATATTTTACTGCGTATGCCATTACCCTCTTCTAATATTTAATGATGAATTAGACCTTTGCATAGCCAAAACTAAGTCTTGACCTCTTAAGACAAACTGACCATTTCCTCCACCACCAATCAAATCTTTTAATTTATCTAAAGGAGCTATAACCTCAGGGTTATTTTGAGCACCTGGATATTCACCCATAAGACCCATAGTTGGACCTGATACAATACCACCATTTGCAAATGCTGTAGGACTTACTGCTTGTTTATTAGCCATATTTTTAATTGCAGTTCCTAAAGCAACGGCAGCAACACCAGCAGCTATAGCTACTAACGGATCTGGAGAAGCAAATGCTATCGTTAATAATGTACCATAAGAAATTAACATTTTACCTATATTAATTAATGCGTTAGCTAACATTTTTTGGAATTGCTCTATTCCTTGTATGGCATCTCCTGTCATTAAATTACCAATATGCTCTCCAAGCATAGTAAATGAATCTGCCAATACACCAGAAATTACATTACTTATTCCTTGTGCTGTTTGATCCCAAGTTGTACCAAGAGCTTCTAGTTTATTTTTTGTGCTATTAATTTCTTCATCAATCTGTGCAGTTGGAAGGTCTAAATCTATTAATTTTTGCCTTTCAGCTTCTAATTTTTTTAACGCTTCTTCATAACTCTTAACTTGTAGATTAACATTATTTCTATTTAATCTTAATTTTACAGCTAAAGCATCTTTTATTTTTTTAATCTCATCATCAGTAATCCCTTTATTTACTTTATTTAAAGCATCTCTGATATCCTCTCTTGTTTTAAGAATTATTTTACCAATTTCTTCTTCGTTCTTGTCGTATTCTTTTGTATTCTTTTCAGCAATAGCCATAATAGCTCTACCATACTCTTGCTGATTAATAATCATATCAGTTTCAAAACCCTTTCTAATTCTTTTTATTTCATCTTGAGACCTGCCTTCAATTTCTGCTTTTTTAATAGCCAATCTTTCCTCTTCCGCTATTATAAGACCTCCATAATAATAAAAAATGTCTAAATCATCTTTGTAATACTTTTGTTGTTTTTTTAATAACTCTAAGTTTGTTGTATCAACTTTTGCTGTTTTTTCATCACCAAAATCAAATATATTAAATTGATTGTCTTTAGCAAATTTTGATATTTCTGATTTAACATTTTTTAAGAATGATTGTATGAAATCTACATTCTTTGTTG